TGTCGAGAAGTGGCTGGTATTCTCGCAAGGCGGCAACGTCTCTTGGGCCGTCGTGAACGTGAACCTGTGCGGTGGCAGCAGCGTTTTTGACGCGCCGCAGTATGCGTTCCCAGAAGGTCAGAAGTCTCTCATCAGCGGTTACACGGTTGGCGTCGGTGGCGGCTCGTGGTGGGCTGGCGTGAACAACTGGACATTTGAAGGCAGCGACGACCTGTCTTCCTGGACGGTCCTGCACACTGTCGCGGGGCAGACGTGGGGCGGCGCGTGGCAAACGACAAATTTCAGTCTCGCGGCACCAGCAAACTACCGCGCGTATCGCTGGAAGTTCACTGGCGACAACAGCGGCGACTGTGGCTCGCGAAACTTCGCCGCTCTCCAGCTTGTTCAGTAGGTCACATGATCCGCTCGCCCATCTACCTCGCCGCGCTCTTGAGCTACTGACATGAGCAGCACACTACGCACACTCGCCGACAGTCTCGCCGATGGTCTGCAATCGGTGACGTGGGCGATTGCGTCTACGGTCGTGGAGCGTCGCAACTGGGCGAACCTCGACCTAGAGGCTATGAGCGTGCCGCATGTTCTCGTCGTGCCGGGCAATGCCGAGGTGACACGCATCAGCCGACAGATGATGCAGGTCGATTACACGGTCTCCGTGTTCGTTGGGCGGCACGTCCAGACCGACAACGACGTCGATGCCATGCTCGATCTCGCCGACAGCGTCATGCTCCAGGTGCGTGCCCACTCATTCGGCTCTGCCGTGACGTGGCCGGCGGGCGTGACCAGCCCGCAGACGGTGCAGATCGACCTGAATCCTGACGACGCACTGACGGAGCGAAACGTCTGGCGTGCCGTGATCACGGCAACGTATCGGGTGTTTGAGTCGAACGTGCTGCCGACGCCGACCGTCTAGGAGGTGGCTATGCCGTCGATGCTCTCTGGCATGAGCCGGGCATTTATCCGTCCCGGCATGATCGGCGGCAATCGCCGGGAGATGTCTGCCGACACGCTCGGGCGGCTCCGGCTGCGGGCTTCGATTCGCGGCAACTTCTTTGATCGTCCGAAGGTGGCAAGGATGATCGGCAAGATGAACGTCACGGTGTTGTCAAACCTTGGGCACAACATCAAGAACGCCGCCAAGACGGGCATCGGTCGTGGCAAGGGCAAGATCACGAAGGCGGCGAAGAAGCGTCAGCAGCGTGGCAAACCCGTGGAGTTTGTCGGCGGCTTGTACGTTGACCTGACGGGCTATTCGGCTGGAACGCCACGCCCGGCGGGACAGCCTATCCGCTCGTGGGCACCGAAAAAGTTCATGTACAGCGACATCGTCGATTTCTACGATCCGGCTCGTGGCACTGCTGTGATTGGCACCTTGAAAACAAAGCCACGCCTGGCACAGCTGCACCAGTTCGGCGGCAGCGTGAGGCAGACCGCGTGGCGGATCGGCGTCGGTGCGGCACGCAATGCGTACCTGCGGAAGTCAGCCGGCAGGAGCGGTGCAGGACGTGACGCCAGCGGGCGATTCACGAAGGGGCAGAGCTTCGGCCCGCAAAAGAACCAATACGAATACGGCGCTTTGATCTGGAACATCGACAGCATCGGCGGCTTCCGGCACTCCAAGAACTGGGAGCGTACGACAATGAGCCGCATGGTGACGTATCCTGCCCGTCCATTCATGGCCGGGTCGAAGCGTGTGGACGAAGCCGTACGCAAAGCCAACGAGAAATGGCGAAACATGCTCGCCCGAAACTAGCCACGGCATACCCGGTCTAGTTTCCGCCTGCGTGCCCATACCGTGAGCGAACCAGCCGCACCGCTGGCACTCGCACACGAGGCACCGCATGTCTACAGGCACCGTCACTATCAGGCTGGGCAAGGACGTCACCATTACGGGCGTCGCAAATGCTCGCAGCTGCACCGTCAGCCACTCTGCGTCCGAGGTGGACGTCACGAAGTTTGGCGACACAAGCCGCAAGTTTCGCAAGGCGTTGATTGAGCAGACCGTCGAGGTTGAGTGCGTGGATTCTCCCGGCGTCACTGTCGGCGGCACGTTCACCATCGGCGGCACAATCACCGGCAATGCCACGTACGTCTGCACGAACATTTCGCGTAGCGAGCCGCTCGATGGCATCGTGACGTTTTCCGTCTCGGGTTCTCGCACCACTCCCGCCACCTGATCACCCACCCACACGCAGGAACCATCACACATGGCTATCACACTCGGAAAAGACGCAGCGACGGCCCCTCCGTTCGGCGAAGGCATCATCTCGGCGACGTTCACCGAGGAATGCGAAACGATCGACATCTCGAACCGCAGCAACGTCGGCAGCGGCGCAGGCCGCAAGGCGTTCCTCGCTGGCTACACCACGCGGACGTGGGAGATCGAGTGTCACGACGCTGACGGCGTGATCACGTCGCTTGAGGCGGCGAATCCGACCGGCTACACGGTCATGAGCGTGTCGGAAAACATCTCGCTTGATGGTGCTGTGACCTATTCACTTTCGATCAAAGAGGCGTCGTGACGCATGGCGATCACGCTGGGTAAAGACTGCTCAATCGTGCTCGACGGCGGGCAAATCTTCAGCGCTCGCAATGTGACGCTGACGGAATCAGCCCGCACGATCGACGTGAACGCCTACGGCAGTCGCTACGCAGCGGTCTACAGCACGGGCTACGAGTGCAGCGTGTCTGTCGAGTTGAACGACGCAGCAGATCTGGGCACGGCGTTCCAGAAAATGCACACGGGCGGGACGTTCACGGTGAACGGCGGCGCTGCCGGGTTTTCGTTTCTGGCGGTGATGACCGGGATTTCCGAGACAGACCCGATTGATGGCGTGGCGTCTTTTGTGCTTGAAGGTCGCATGACTGATCCGGCTCTTGTGAGGTAAGTGGGATGCGTGAGTTTAGGGATGACCAAGGCAGACCGTGGCAGGTGGCGTTGACGGTGGCGTCGGCGCTTCGTGTCCGCGACAACGTCACGGTCGATGTCGTGGACGATGAGAGCGGCGAGCGTAAGGCTGTGCCGTTTGACATGGTGGACGCTGCGAACATCTCGCAGACGTTTCAGGTACTGCGAAGTCAATACGCAAAGATCGGCGAGATTCTCTACGCAATGCTCACCAAGCAAATCGAAGCGAAGGGGCTGTCGCAGGAAGACTTCCTTGACGGTCTTCGTGGCGATTCGCTGGACGCTGCAACGAAAGCACTAGAGCAGGAACTCGTCGATTTTTTCCCCCAGCGCCTCCGCAAGATGATCGGGCTTCTCGCTCAGAAGATGGACGAAGTAGCAAGCGAGATGCTCGGCAGAGCGGAGGCGGGCTTAGAGAAGGCGACGATCGAGAGCCTCGCCGGAGCATCTGGGACGCAGTCTGGGAAGCCGCTGGAATCCTCGGAGTCCATCCAGGCAGGTGGACCGTCAGACAACTCTTCGCCGCTCGTGACAGCCGCCTAGAGCACGATTGGTGGCACACGGCAAACCTTCTCGCACAGCAGGCGAACATCAACCGGGACAAGAACTCACCGAAAGCCGACCCTCGCAAGCTCAACCCGTACGCAAAGAAACCAAAGCCGAGACAGGCGACGCCTGATGATTTGAAACGCCTCTTCGGCAAGGACTGGCAGAAACACGTATGAGTTCCGCAGCAGTCAGAGCCGGTGGCGTATTTGTCGAGATCGGTGCAGATCCGAGGAAATTTTTCTCGGCGCTGGCTCGGGTCAATAAAAGCCTCGGCAATATGGGCCGCTCGCTCGCTTCGGGCGGCGGCAAGCTGGCTGCGGCTGGCATTGGCATGGCGGCACCTATCGCCGCTGCCGTGCGTCAGGGTGCGGCGTTTGAATCGACGCTGTTGAATATTCGAGCGAGCACTGGTGCGACTGCGGCGCAGATCGACCAAATCAAGGCGTCGTCAATGGCGATGTCGCAGGCTCTCGGCGTCGGGCCGACAGAAGCCGCGCAGGGCATGCTTGAACTTCTGAAGGCTGGCATGTCGCTTGATGCCGTGCTCGGCGGTGCTGGCAGGACGGCAATGGAGTTCGCCAAGGTTGGCGAGATGGACGTTGCCCAGGCTGCTGTGGTGATGTCTGACGCCATGAACGTGTTCAAGGTATCGTCCGACGTCGCCGCAAATGCGTTGTCGTCTGCTGCGGATGCGTCGAGCACCTCGATCGCTCAGATGTCGGAAGCGTTCTCGATGTCGTCTGCGGTCGCCGGGCTGGCGAACCAGAGCATCGAGGATCTGTCGGCCACGCTGGCGATCCTCGCCAATGCTGGCGTCAAGGGCAGCGACGCAGGCACCAGCGTCAAGACGATGCTGATGAGGCTGATGGCACCGGCTGACGATGCCGTAGGTGCGTTGGATCAACTCGGTCTGTCGGTCGCCTCGTTCCGTGGTGCTGACGGGCAGATGAAGCCGATGGTGGAAATCATCGGCACGCTCAATCAGGCTATGGGCGGGCTAGACCAGACGGCGAAGGACGACATCTTCCGCCGCATCTTCGGTGCTGACGCTATTCGTGCGGCGTCGATCCTCGCCTCTGAAGGCGTGGATGGATTCACGGCGATGCGGGAAGCGATGGCATCCGCTCTGCCGGTGGGCGAGAAATACAAGATGGTGATGAGCGGGCTGTCCGGCTCGTTCGGCAGCGTGTTGGCTGCGATGCAGCGTATGGCGATTGCGATCACGGATGCAGTGGCACCGGCGCTCGCAAGTGCGTTGCCGTTCATCACGGGGTTTATTGACGGGCTGACGGACTTCATCAGCAAGAACAAGGAAGCCGTCGCCGGGTTCGCCAAGCTGGCAGTCGCTGCCATTGGTATCGGCGGTGCGATGACGAGCCTTGGGCTGTCGCTCCTGGTGACGTCGTTCGGCTTTGCCGGAATCGGCAAGGCGGCATCTTTCGCTCTGTCGCCGCTCACTATGCTGATCGGCGCAGCCTCGGGCGTCGGCAAGAGCTTCGCCTTGGCGATGCCTGAGACGCTGAAGCTGGCGAACGCTATCGGCTCGTCAATGCTGTCGGCGTCGGCGTCCGTCCTGTCGTTCGCTGCAACTGCTGGCAGTGCGATGGCTGGCTTTGCGGCGTCGTCTACCACAGCGTTGGCAGGCTTCGCCGCATCGAGTGTCGCCGGCTTTGTGCGGATGAGCGGTGCCGCCTCGGCTGCTGCTGCGGCGATGTTCCCTGCGTTCTTCACTGGATTCAATCGCGGCATCTCTGCCGGTGCTGGATTCTTCTCGGCGACGCTTCGAGGACTCAACGGCGTCGTGATGGCGTCGAGCACGCTGCGTAGTGCGATGTTCGCTGTGTCTGGTTCCGGCATGGCTCGCTTTGTAGGCGACATCGTCGGCGGCTTGACGCTAACGTATAAGTCGTTCGTCTGGTGGGCTACTGGTGCCACGGCACGGATGGCACAGTACGCAGCCAACCTGACGGGTGCTGTCGGCAAGACGATTGCGTCAACCGCTGCGATGTCGGCAGCGTGGATCGGCACGGCATTGCGTGGCGTGGCAGTGTTTGTCGGTGGTGCCGTAGCTGGAATGGCAACCTACCTTGGATCACTGGCGATCACGGTGGCCGGCTCTGTGGCGTCTGCCGCTGCCGTCGCAGCTGCGTGGCTCGCACCTCTGGCACCGCTTCTGCTCTTGTCTGCTGCTGCGTTGGGCGTTGGTGCTGCCGTCAAGCAGTTCGGGCCACAGATTGCCGGTGCCTTCTCTGGGCTGGCTGGATACGCCTCAGACGCTGCCGGTGCTATCGGCTCTGGGCTGAACACTGCCGTCAGAGACGGCATCATTGTCTTCGGCGATCTCGCCACGACTGCCACGACTACTTTCAACGGCATCTACGACGCTATCGCCGTCGGCGACCTTTCCGGTGCGATGGACGTCCTCTGGCTCGGGCTGCTGGCAGGCTGGCTGCGTGGCGTCGAAGCGTTGATGAGCTACGTCGATCCGTGGGTAGCGGCGTTTCAGGACGTGTTCACGGATGTCGGCGCTGCCATCTACATCGCATGGGACTCTATCTACACCAATTCCGCCTCTGTGCTGAACGCAATGGGCGCGTTCATCTTTGGGTTTTTCGACAACATCGCCAACGGCGTGATGTCAACGTTTGACAACCTCGTCGGCGCTATCCAGATCGCATGGACGAGGGTACAAGGCTTCATCACGGGAGCGAAGGACACAGAGGTGCGGGTGCAAGCGATCAAGGACGAGAACGCTGCGAGAGCAGAGCAACGGCAGCAAGAGCGACCAGGCGTTGAGGGTAGGATTTTAAGGGCGTACGACCAGAACCGGCAGGGAGAGATTGACCGACAGGCACGCGAGGATGCTGTTCGTGCTGACGCACAGGCAACGAAGGACGGCCGGCAGGCGACGAACGCACAGCGAGCCGCCGACCGGCGTGCTGGCGTGGTGGCAGCAGAAACAAAACTCAAGGATTTGACAGCCGCAAAACAAGCCGAGCGAGATGCCGCCAAGAAAGCGGCCGAGGAAATCGCAAACACAACTGGATCGGCTGCTGCGTCACCGAGCGAGAAGGCGGCGACTGCCGGCGCAAACGCCGCAGGCGATCAGTCCGTGCAGAGCATGGGGGCAATCGCCGGCACGTTCTCGTCGCTGAACCTCGGAAGCGTGTTCGGCGGTACGTCGCTGGCGGAACGCACCGCCAAGGCAGCGGAAGAGACGGCGAAGAATACCAGGCGAATTGACGACGGTGGAAAGGTGGCCGCGTAATGTCTGGACTCGTGTGGTTAGAAGACGGCGACAGCCGGCAGGCGACGATTGTGCGGCGTGGCAAGAAGGCTGCGTCTACGTATCAGAAGAGCTACAAGGTCTTCGGCACTTCTGACGATACGGTGCTGCACGCTGCCATCAACGCAGAGGTGAGCGCCAACGGTCGCTATTGGCAGTATCCCGGCGTGCCCGGCATGTCGCTGATGGCGGAATCCTATAGCGTCTCGTTCTTGGGCGACAACGCATGGCAGGTGCAGATCAGCTACTCGAAGGACGGTGCCGAGGATGGATCGTCGCCGCTGAAGCGGGCTCGGTCGTTTGACACGAGCGGCGGCACGCAGCACATCACGCAAGCAGAGAGTGAAACGATATTCGGCGGCGGCCCGTCGTTCGGTAATGCGATCTCCGTTGACGACAACGGCGTGAACGGCGTCGATATTGTCGTGCCGCAGTTGCAGTGGACCGAGACGTACGACGTGCCCAACGCCTACGTCACTGACGCCTATATCAAGGGCGTGGCGACGCAGACAGGACGCACGAACTCATCAGCGTTTCGCGGCTTTGACGCTGGAGAAGTTCTGTTTATCGGCTGCTCTGGCTCGCAGGAATGGGACGACGAGAAAGGGCGTGGTC